TCTTTCCCATAACGTCCGCATCTTGGTTAGCCAGCGTGGCTACCATTGGGTTCAACGGCTCAACAGTCATCCCAGTTGGGGCTACTGTTGGCATTGATAGCATGACCCCCTCTGGCTACAACGGCACATACACCGTTACGGCGTCTTCGGCTGGATCATTCAGTTATGCCTTGGTCAGCAACCCTGGCACTGCAACGGTGTTTGGTACGGCCCAAACTGCCCTTGGAACCTTCCCCATTGCGGTGGGCAACTTCTACGGCGCGTCCAAGAAGTTTACGGTTACCATTGCTTCCAACACCGCAAATCTTACCGTTGATTCCGTTTTCCTGACGGCAGCAGGCTGGGACGGTGCAAGCTACTTCCAAGTCACCGTCAACGGTGGCATTTACGTCTATTCGACAACAACAGCCAGCGGCGGCCTGAACATCAGTGGTTCCTTCCCATACGGGTTTGGCATTGTGAACAGCGGCTATGTCTTGGGCATGGGTGGCGCTGGCGGATTTGCAACATCTGGCAGCACTACAAACTTAACAGGAAAAGTTGGCGGTCCTGCATTAACGGTTACAAACTCGTTCACAACAGCCACCATGTCCATTTTAAACAACACTGGCGCTTATATCGCGGGTGGCGGTGGCGGCGGCGCTGGTATGCGAAATAGCGGTGGAGAAATCTGGGGTGGCGGCGGCGGCGGTGCTGGCGGCGGCTCTGGTGGTCAGGCGTATCAAGCGCGTGGCGGCTATACCCTTGGGACACCAGGCGGCGGTGGCGCTGTAGGGGTTGCTGGCGGTAGCGGTTCAGGGAACGGCGCAAGCGGCGGTGGCGGCGGTGGCGCTGGCGGCGGCGGTGGCGGTTACAGGCTGGATGGCATTTCCTCCACGCGAAATGGCGGCGGTTCTGGCGGCGGCGGTGGTCGTATTCTCCCAGGTACTGGAGGGGCTAACGGAAGCAACGCCGCTGATGGTGGCGCTGGCGGTGCTGTTGGCGGTGGCATTTCAAGCGGTGGCGACAATGTTGGTGCTTGTGGCGGCGGCGGTTGGGGTGCGGCTGGCGGCAACTTCTCAAGCAGCCAAGGGACAGTCTCTGGAGGTGCAGGTGGCGCGTCTATCGACAAAAACAACAGCACTGTCACCGTGACGAACAATGGAACTTTTTATGGCAGCGTTGTCGCCTAACTGTCGCGGCTGACCTCGGCCTTAATCTTGCCGATGTGCATGGTGTTCAACAACATCATGCCAACAGAGTAAAACCCAGCATTGTCGGACTTGCGGTAGAACTCTTCTGCGATGATGAAATCGCGTTCGTTCAGGTCTTCCAAAAGCTCTTCGATGCTGCTGACAGGATATTCGCAGATCACTTGGTGGACCAGTTCGCCCTTGCGGGATGGCATGTTAAGCGTAATCAAGAACCTCATCGGCGGAATAACCTCATAACCTCGCGCTCAAGGTGGGGCCGGATCAGGGCGGGTGCCTTGTCCAGCGCAGCACGGCGCGCCTCTTTGGTCTTTAGCTTGAGAACCGCCGTTGCGCCATCGAAAATATATTTGCTGCACACAGACTGAATGCCGAGGTCTTCGCTCTCCAGCGCCACCTGCCCCATCAGCACGGCCCTGATGCGGTCGCTGGGCCGCCTACCGCGCCAGATAGGCATGGAGTGCCTCCCACGCGGCATCGACCCCTAGGGCCACGCAGACGAAGCACCCAGCGCCCTGTGCGGCCCTCAGATAGGTAAGCTGTGCGGCCCGAAGCTCTGACTGGGTGTGGTCGCGGCGCTTAAGCTCACAGACGAACGCAGGCGCGCCAGGTATAAGGATGTCTGGTGCGCCTGCGGTCATGCCCTCGGCCTTGTGCGTGGCGGCCTCCAAATGGTTGCGCTTGCCCTCGTTTCGGACGTGGAACGCGATGATCCCAAGCGTGTCGGGGTATTCGCGGCGGAGGCGGTTAAAAAAGGTGACCTGCTCCAAAGCTTCCTTTGGGCAGGCCCCACGGTAGTTCAGATCGCCGTAGACCTTTATGTCATTCGGGAGGTGCATCCGCTGGCCCATTGTAGCCCAGAACGTTGTAGAAGTTCGTCTGGGGATTTAATTTATAAGTAATCGTCTTGGGCCTTACCCCGCCAAGCGCAGCAAACTCATTGGTTTCCCGAACAGATGCCGGATGCTTGGGGTGACGCATGACCCAGTACGAGAATGACCTGTATTCGGTCACCACGTCAACCTTCAATGTCGCGTTGCCGCTGCGGGACAGGGCGTTCTTCACGTCGAACAAGATCACGGTGTCGGTCTGGCGCTGCGTGGGGTCTTTTTTCATGGCTTTGAACGCAAGCTTCAACTTGTCGTTCGGGTTGACGATCTCGCCCTTGCAGGTGGAGCAATGCCGCGCCGCGATGTCGTTGTCTGCCTTGCAGTGGGGGCAGGGCTTTGATGTCCAGCGGTAGCCGCACTGTTCGCGCTCACCAGCCACAGTGTCGGATGCGCGGCATCGGCGACCGAAGTGCGCGGGCATTGCCCCCCACTCGGTGGTGATGCGGTTGTTGTCGAGGTCCAAGAAATATCCGTTTTCGTCGATGGGATATCCCTCCTTGTTGGGGCGGGCGATAAACTCGTTCTCGACGCCGCACCACTCGCATTCGCAGGTAACAAACTCTACGTCTGGGTTACCTTTTTTGGCCTTGACCTTGGGATTGAACACGTCCCCATCGGGGCAGTGGCGGGGCAGGTTCTCGGCGTAGTCAAGGATGAAGCAGGTGTCCTTGCCCTCGTCCACGCGCAGGCCGCGCCCAATAATTTGCTGGAGCAGGCCCACGCTTTCGGTCGGACGCAGGATGGCGATCATGTCAACGTGGGGCGCGTCGAACCCAGTGGTCAGGACCGAGACGTTGACCAGATACTTGATCTTCTTGGCCTTGAAGTCTGCGATGATTTTCTGGCGCTCCGGCTTGGGCGTGTCAGCGGTGACCAGCGCCGACAGTTCGGGTGGCAGGGATGCCATGCACTCTTTGGCGTGTTTGACCGTGGCGGCAAAGATCATCACGCCACGCAGGTAGGCGGCCTGATCCACGATGTCGGCCATGATGGCGGCGGTCTTGCGGCCATGCCCGTGGAACGCGCGGTCGATGTCGGCGGCGTCAAACTGCCCACGGCTGTTCAGTTCCATGCCAAGCGTCTGGTATCCAACGGCCCCAGCCTTCCCGATGGTGGGCTTGGTCAGGAAGCCCTGTTCGATCAGTTCGTAGGCTTGGATGCGGTAGACGCAGGCTTCGAAGTAGGGGTCTTTGGTCTGGTCTTCGCGGACGGGCTTTCCATCGGCCCAATACTTGAAGATGTAGCCCGTGTTCATCCGATACGGCGTGGCGGACATCCCCATCACGCGCAGCATCGGGTTCACCTTCCTGATCTCTTCCACGATCTCTTTGACCGTATTGGTCAGGCCGTGGCATTCGTCAATCACCACCGCCGCGAACTCGCTGCCGAACCGCTTGATGGAATTGATCACGGTGCCAGGCGTCCCGAACACCACGGGGTGGCGCAGGCTTTTCTCTCCGGCGCTGGCCGAAAAGATCGAACACTTTGCGCCCGTCAGGCGGAACTTGTCGGCGTTCTGGTTCACCAGTTCGGCGCTGGGGGCGAGGCACAGAATATGCTTCCCCTTGGAAATGCCGTGGATGGTGTCGGCCAGCGCCGCGATGATGTGGGACTTGCCCGCCCCCGTGGCCGCTTCAATGCAGCACGGGGCGGTGTTTCTCTTGATCCAACGAATGATCTCGTCGTGGGCTTCTTGCTGGTACGGGCGTAGGGTCATGGTCATCTCCGTGGTTGGTGCCGTGATTATTGCCACTTTTAATACGAAGACGCAACAGTTCTTTTCTTGTATTCCCTGACCGCCTCAACAATTTTAGCAAGCGCGGGTGCGCTGTTTTTGTTCAGCGCCTGCGTGACGTAGTTGAAGCCAAAACCCAGCGCATCGTTGGCGGCCTTCTGGTTAGGGAAGGTGACGCCTTCGATGGTGATGGGCTGGGGCAGGCCGCGTTTACTGCCCAACTTCTTGGGTTGCAGGCGGTCTTCCCTGCCCTCGTTTATTGCCCGCCGGATGCAGACTGGCTTGACGTTGTAGGCTTTGGCAGCGTCTTCCACGGTTTCGTAGATGACACCCTTAATCTTTACGCGCATTTCCGATAATTCCTCGTAAGCCGTTGGCGTATAAATGCCCTTCATGTTCAATCACGCCATCGCAATCAAGCATCACGGGTGCTGGCTTCAAGACCCTGTCATGCTTTTCTCGTGGCCATGCCGTTATCACCACCGCATGTTCTTCGCAGAACTTGGCGCAGTATTCGACCGCATCGCGGCGGGCAGTTTCTAGCTGCCGCCGCAGTTGCATGTTGATGTTGATCTGGCGCTGAAGTTGGTCTTCGATGTTCATTTCAGCGTCCAGTAAGATGAGGGTTCGCCACGCCATTTTTCCAGATCGGCATTGGGGGCAAGCTCTTTGATCGCCTTGGCGTAGGAAACGGCTCCAGCCCGATGCACCAGCGTCAGCTTGCGCCCGCAGATCACAGCGTCTTCGCCCGCGCTTTCAAACACCAGATTGTCCAAGATTTCCTTCTTGCGATCTTCTGCCTCTTTGATTTGGTTGGTGAGTACATCGTACTCTGCAATCAAATACTGGAAAGCAAGGCCATCCAGATCAAGCTTTTCTTGCGGCTCCGGCATACCCTCATCGCAGATTGCCAGAAACTCGTTGTAAAACGCTTCCAGCTTGGGCAGATTGTCGTCAATCCACCCATGGTCAACGTCCACGATTTCCAGTTTGGTGTCGTTTGGCGTCCACTGCCAGAAGTAGCAAGAAATCCGGTCAGTGCAGAACAACTGGATTTGGACTTGCGCGTAGTAATGCGGCTGTTCTTTGATGCTCTTGAACGGCACGGGCTTGGGCTTTTCGCGCAGGCCGAAGGGACACTTGATCTCAAGCAGGGCGTAGTCGCGCACATAACCGTCAGGACTAGCGCCGATCCATTCGTATTCAGGATGCACCACAAATGAGGCTGGGATCACATTGATGCCCTGATCGTATTCAAACGCCTCGCGGGCCTCTTCCTCATGGTTGGTCCCCCACGATGTAGCAATGTTGCCCACAAACTCTGACGGCAGGCCCTGATAGGCGCGCACCATCCGGCGCATCGCCTCGTCGCGGCTGGTGTTGGGGTCTAGGCCAAGGGCAGCGCCCACCATTGACCCTGTGACGCGGCCCTTGCGGGCAGCAAACCATTCTGGTGATCTTTGTTCCATGTTATTCCTCGTGCGGTTGAGATAGTTTTTTAGCTTTACCTTTTGCGGCGGGACTATTTTCCCCCGTCCTTGATTTGCAATACTCAATAAAGCCAGCGGAGTTTAAGTTTTCTTTTTGAGTTCCCCAAGACAAGTTTTCTGGCCTGTTGTTAAGAGCATTTTCATCGGCGTGAAGAACATACGGCCTTCCTTCTGGTGCTGGACCGTGAAACGCCTCACACACTAACTTGTGGATTTTGTAGTTTTTCCCACGGTACAAGACGCCGTAATATTCATGTTTTGCAGTTTTTGACGCTTTCCTCTTTTGGCCAAAAACAGGTTTTGTTTTGTATTCCCTGATTTTGCCATGCGGCATTGCCGCAAAACAATCTGGAAACTTTACACGACCTAAGCTTGATGCAATGACGCCCGGAAAAGACGGTACCGGACGCCATTCTTCTTGTTGTTCCATGTTATACATCCTTAGAGTTGATACTGTATCGCTTCTAAGAACGTATGACATAGGCTTAGATCATGCAAGGGGCGAATGGGATGCTGTCATCGTCCAAAGCATTGCGTTGGCGAGACGCAGCGCCAGCGGCCTTGCTTTGATGGTGGGCCATCTCAGACTTGGACTTGGCAATCTCTTCCGGCGACGACACCTTGGCTGTAGCCTTAGACGACACCGCGCCGACCCAGTTGCCACGGGCAACATCGCCCGTCATGCGGTCCGTCATTTCCCAAACCATGACCTTGATGATCATTGGCTTGTTGGTGAGGTGCAGCGTCATGCTTTCATCGGTCGGCATGACGGGCTTGGCAAGAAGTTTGCCACCCGCGTTGCTGTCAATGGCCGCAAGCATCTTCTTGGCCTTGTCGCGCTTGGCAATTGCCTTGTCTTCGCCTTTGGCCGCAGTCGAAGGATCAAAGTCGGTGACCCAAAGCTTCTGGAAAATCTTGCGATTTTCAAAATCTTCCGGCGCGATGACCGTCCAGCGCAGCGAGATGAACTCGTCGCCCTTCTGGTTCTTGGACCACTTGGCTTCGTCGATAGCCGCCAACACATTCGTGTCTGACGGGATCGGCTGCATATTGCCGCCACCTGCGTCAAACTCGCCGCTTGCATTGTCGGCGGCGCTGCCGCCCTCAGATAGTCCCCAAAAATCGTTCATTTTTTCTCTCCTTTAAGCAGATATGCAGCCAGCGGGTTCATGCCCGGCTTGACTTCAATGGGTTCAGTGATGCCGAAGCGGTTCTTGGACACGTTCGCGGCCATTGCGTGGCACACCAACTGGCGGTCGCCAGTGGAGATTGCCTTTTTCACGTCTCCATCGCCCTTGGTAAACATTTCCAAGCGCAGGAAGCCCACCAGATCGACATTGTCGATGTAGGGTTGCATGGACTTTTCATGCATCCGCATGGTGTACTTGGTGTACTGGCTGCCGTCCGGTGGGCTGACAGTCGTGGTGTCTGCGTGGGACAGGAACACAACATTCATATTGCGGTCTAGCAGATACTCGCAGCCCTTGCGAAGGCGGCGGTGTTGCGACGATACCATGTTGGTGCCAGCGCCCCATCCACCAAGTGCTTGGTTGATGCTCTTTGGCTTGTTGGGGTCAGTTTCAACGACCCAGTCTGTGAACATCGTGTCAAGCGTTGACACGGTGTCTACCACCAGTGTTTCATATTGGTGGTCTTCCTTGGCCAGCGCCCAAAGTTGGGGCCAGAGGTCTTCAACGCTCTTGAGAACGGGGAAGGCGTCAGGCATGGGGCTGTTGGTGATCGACTTGAGGCCGTCTTCGGCCCGAATGAAGATCGGCTTCGGAAAACACGCGCCGAGGGATGTTTTCCCCAAGCCCGCCTCCCCGATGATGGTCACGGCCAGTGGCCGCAACGCGGGTTTGGTGATTTGGTCCAGTATAGACATGTTGCTCTTACTCCTTCTCACAACACCCTTGAACCTAGAGGCCGCGTGTGCGATTGTCAACAGGCTGTGTTCACGAAAGGAACAAATCGAAAATGGCAAAAGTAACAACGATACGAAAAGACATCGAGGACCAAGTTTCCAAGATACGCGCCGCGCTGAAGGATAGAATGTATTCTAAAGTGGCGGAAGCCGCTGGCCTTCATGTTAACACTGTAAGGAAGGTTGCCAAAGAAAGTGGTTTCAGATTTTCTCTGACTACTATAGAGAGGCTGGAGAGATACCTGTTTGGAGGACAAAAGTAGTATGGAATACCGCATTTTCTGGGAGGCTGGATTTCGCGTCTTTGGGCTGTATGGCCGCGACAAGGACGGGAAATGCGAGTGCGGAAACCCCCACTGTCCTGAAAAGTCACTGTTCAAGCATCCGCGCGTCTCCAACTGGCAGCACACGCCCCACTGGTCCGAAGAGCAGTTGGACACAATGGAACAGATGCGCCAGTTCAAAACGGGCTACGGCATCGCCCTGCGCGGTGTTCTTGTCGTTGACGTGGATGCGCGCAACGGTGGCGTGGCCAGCTTTGCCAAGTTGCTTGAGGTGGTGCCGGAACTGGCCGGATCAGGCCTGATCGTCAACACGGGCAGTGGCGGCGGCTCCAAGCATTACTATTTCCGCGTCCCCGAAGACGTGTCGCTGGTGATCCGGCTTGCCGACTATGCTGGGTTGGATTTCAAGTCCGGCGCTGCATTTGTTGTGGGGCCTGGCTCTGAACACGCCAGCGGCACCAAGTACGAGATCGCCTATGGTTCGCCGGATGAGATTGACGATGTCCCTGCGGCGTTGCTGGACATGCTGCGGGTGCCAGAGCGCCACCGTGCTGATCTGGGGGGCAAGGTGGTTGATGTCGCCGACAGGGAACTGGCTGAGATGCTGTCCCATGTGCGCGGCTATGACGACTATGACGTGTGGGTCAAGATCGGCATGGCGCTGCACCATGCAACGGGCGGGGCCGCGTTTGACCTTTGGGATAGCTGGTCACAGCAATCAAGCAAGTACGACACCGAAGAGATGGGGACAAAGTGGCACTCGTTCGGTCGGTCGGCCAACCCCGTGACGTTGGGGACACTGGTCCACTACGCCGAGGAGGGTGGCTACATCCAGCCCGTCACGTTCACGCCCACCAAGGAATTTGTGTTCGAGACGCCGGAAGAATATCTGGCACCCAAGGCCATCGACACCAGTTCGTTTGACGCGCTGCGTCCGCCAGGTCTTGCTGGGCAGTTGGCAACGTGGATTGAGAGCAGAACGAGACGCAAACGGGAGGCGCTTGCGTCCATGTCGGCGATCTGGGTGATGGGCGTAGCCTTTGGGCTACACTACCGCGACGACCGCGACCGCGCCACCACCAACCTGTTCGTGTTCAACGTGGCGGCATCGGGCAGCGGCAAGGACGGCATCTTGGGGGCAACCGCCGAGGTGTTGATGCACTGCGGCCTGTCGGCGGCGGTTCACGGCACCATCAAGTCCGAGCAAGAGATCGCGCGGAACCTGACCCGCCACCAGATGGCGGCCTACATGATGGACGAGGTGGGCTTCCTGTTCCAGCGGATCAGCAGCGCCAAGAAGTCTGGTGCATCGTACTTGGAAGGCGTGGTCGGCCTGTTGATGTCGGCCTATTCCAAGGCGGACGGTCGGCTGATGGTGTCGGGCGACCTGAAGGAAGAGATCAGGGGCCACCTCCGCAAGGAACTGATGCAGATCGAAAAGGTCATGGAAGAAAAGGGCGAGGCCCCCCACCTGCTGACACGCGCGGCGGCGGTCACCTACCAGTTGGACACGCTGGACGCTGGCATTGACCGTCCGTTCTTGGCGATGACGGGCTACACGACCGAGAAGAACTTCAATGATCTGGTGACGTTTGAGAGCGCCACCACGGGGTTCATTGGCCGCGCCATCCTGTGCATTGAGCAAGAGACAGCGCCACCATCCAAAAAGGGCTGGCGCAAGATGGAACTGCCGGAGAACCTGCGCCTGACCATGCAGCAACTGGCGATGGGCGGTAGCTTCGACGTGACGAACACCAGCAAGCGCGTGGAGCATTACGGCGAGCGGATTGAAATACCGACCGCGCCAGACGCCTTGGAGATGCTGGAGAACATCAACGATCTGTTTGACCAGATGGCCTACCAGCACAAGGAAAGTACGGGACTGGAGGCGCTGGCGCTGCGCGGCTATGAGCAGGTCAGCAAGGTCAGCCTGATCTTAGCGGTGCCAGAGGGTGTCCGCACAGTGGAGCATGTCCGCTGGGCCTACGCGCTGATCCGGCGCGACATCGAAAGCAAGATGCGGCTGGTGCTGGCCAACGACACCGACAAGACCGACCCAGCGCAGGCGCTGACCATGACATTGTTGCAGACCGTTGACGGCCCAGATGGCGAGACGGCGGGCGTGATTGCGCGGCGTCTGTGCCGCAAGTGGAAGCGGCCCGACATTGACGCCGCACTCAACAAGTTGGTTGAGGCTGGCCGGATCACCAAGGAAGTGAGCATCCACAAATACAACAAATCGAAAAGTATTCGATATAGACTTGTACATTCCACTTGACGCAAGACTTGAATTGTCGCAAGAGTTGAAAACGACCAACCACAACCATGGAGACTGAAATGACCGACCGTTTTGCTGGACCTAGCTATGAGAGTGATCGCCATAAGGGAAGTCGCCTTGGCACGTTATGGTTTTCACCGCACGTTGAAGGTGATGTTACGCTGTCGCCGCTTTTTGACGAACTGGATTACATTGCGTCACTTGATGTTCTTGGTGACATCATTGGGTGTTTGCAACGCGAATATGATGCAATCCACAAACTTGGAATGAAAGAGTTTAACGACATTCGCTTTGGGGGAAAAAAATAATGATGATCCAACTAAACCCCCCGATACCAGTGGATACCCCGAAGGGGTCGGCCTTGGCCCATGTCCTTGTGGACTACGGCATCGAACACAACCTCAACTGGGTGTGCTTTCAAGACGACACTGGCGAGTGCTGGACGTGGTCCAACAGCGACATCAGGGCGCAGAAAAACATCACTTATGGGAGGCTGGACAAATGATCGGCGAAGAGGAGAGTGCATTCTACAGCACACTGCGCGAGGCCATCAGGGAAAACCCTCAGTGGTTGATGACTGCGATGCAAGCCATCAACGCAGGGATGGAGCAGCGGTTGCGGCAGGAGCGCCATGAAAAAAGCGAGTGGGAGGTGATTGCCTTTAACGCAATGGAGGCCCGCATCTTCAAGAGCAACAAGATGTGGCTGTCGCAGAAGATCGACCGCTTGCACAAGAGCGCATTGCTCAAGTGGGACCACATAATTGAAAGGCTACAGAAATGATCTACGTCTTACTCCTACTGACGCATAGCTCCCCTGTGACGATCAGCTCAAGCTACGATTTCACCAGCCTCGAAAACTGCCAGAAAGCTTTGGTTGCAATCGAAGAACGGGCTAATGGCCCTTGGGGCGTTGCCTATGGGGTTTGTGTGCAGAAATGAGCAAAAAGTACATGGGCCAGATCATGGCCGAGTGCGACTGCCAACACATGAAAGAATGTGAAGCCGCAGGTAGATGTATTGCGGAAGAAATCAAAAAGACAATGGAGGATTTCGACAATTTCATGCGGCTGGGCGAAAAAGAGCGGTGGTTTATTCTTTGGGAAAAAGCGGGGATGCCGACATGATTGTCACAGCAGCGGCGGCCACCTGCTTGGCCATGAACGTTTACTTTGAGGGGCGCGGCGAAAGCTATGACGGCCAGCTTTTGATCGCCGAGGTCACGATGGAGCGCGTGTACGAGGCGGGGTTTCCCGACACCGTCTGCGAGGTTGTCTGGGACAAGGGCGCGTTTAGCTGGACCCATGATGGCAAGAGCGACCGCCCCAAGGATACTGAGGCTTGGCTGCAAGCCCAGATCGTCGCAAACACCGTGCTGCTCTGGGGGTGCCAACTGTGCAGCGGCGCGACCTATTACCACAACCGTGATGTCTACCCCTACTGGGCCGACGACATGGAAATGGTGGGGATGTACGGCAACCACATTTTTTACCGCGAAAAGGGGTGTGATGAATGACTACTGAGAACGAAATCATCGTAGAAAAAGTGGTAGAGCATGAGGATGGCGGCGCTACTTACACTTTTGAGATGAACCACAAGTCAACACAGGCCATGGCCCAATATGGGCTGGAGCTTGTTTTGATCTGTGCGGCGTATGGCGTAAACATGAACGATGCTTTTGAGTGTATCCGTAATATTGGGGGGGGGATCAAAAATGAATGACCTGATTAAAGGCAGAGTTTGGCCTTGGGAAAAAGCTGATCTGATCGCACGGCTGCTTGCCGAAGAGACAGACCTGACCGACTGTGCCGCCGACCGCATCGAACGGACGGAAGAGCGCAACAAGGAACTCACCCTGCAACTGCTTGCTACCAGCGGACAGGCCGCAGATGCGTTGGACAAACTCGCCAAGGCGGTGCTGGCGCTGCGGTATATTTCCACAGAAGTGTCTATCCCCGTCAAAACCAAGAAGCACGGTGGTATCAAATTCAAGTGGATGTATTTTTCATGGCGGGAAGTCGCAGTTAAGAGGATCGACATTGCCCGCGCCGCGCTGGCTGAACTGGAGGTCAAAGAATGAGTGAGGACGAAAAACGCTTAGAAAAACTGCAAAATCTAAAATGGTCAGACCGCTTGAAGAGCGTTGGCGATTTTCTGGTCCTTCGGTTCAAGAAGCGAGTCGCTGCATACAGGTCCATCGTTAAGCCTTTGGAGTGGGAGACCGATGACGGCATAGGATTCATGGCAAAAAATCCATGGTGTTGGTGTTCTGTTATTGGCGACTGTCGCGGAGCAATAGCATTCCATTGTGGTGTTGTTCTTGGCAAATATAGCACTGTGGATGAAGCAAAGGCGGCGCTAGAAATTGTGTGGGTAGACCAAATCCTTACAGCTATTGATGAAAGGAAAATACATGACCTGCCCACCCTGTAGCCACGACTGCAACCAAGGGCGCGACTGCCCAATGAGGAAAAGAAAAATGCTTCTTGCCATCGCCGCCATCGTCATCTTGGCCTATGCGGCGTTCTTCGTCATTGTCATAACGGCCATAGCAAGCCTGCCACCCGACATGACGGGGCTGGCGGTGCCACTGGGGATCATGGCGGCCATCGTGGTGCTGCTGGGGGTCTACCAGCTATGCGGGTGACCATCAGGGGCGTGACCTATGGGACGGTGCGCGAAGCGGCTAAGGCACATGGCGTCAGCGAAGGCTACGTTTACCAAGCTCTTAGCGAAGGGCGGCAAGACAGTATCGGGATCGGGATGGGGAAATGGCGAAAACCCCATCACAGGGCTTTCGATGGGAACAAGATCGTCCTGTATGGGGTTGAATTTCCAAGCATGACGGCGGCGTCCTTGGCGCTGGGGTTCAACGAGCATTACATCAGGGGGGCGCTGCGGCGGCCCAGCAAGAAAAGCGAGACACGGATCAGGGAGGCTGTGGCGATCTATGAACGCAAGACAGAAGGATGAGCAGTTGCTGGATATCTTGGCACTGCGCCAAACCAAGCCACCATCCTATGTGGCGCGAAAGTTTGGGCTGACGGGGGAATATGTGGTCAAGGCTTGCCGTGCCATTCGTGACGCTGATGTCATGTACAGCGACAAAAAAGAAATGACAAAAATTATGTTGCACTACCGAAAACCATGATATAATAATAGTGAACGTAACCCAACCAAGGAGACTACCATGAACGCTTCTGACATCCTGCGCGAGATCACCCGCTTGGAAAAGCTGTTGTCCAACAAGGGCTTCACCGCCCCCAAGATCGAAATCTCGGTCGGCTTTTCCACCCGCGAACTGACCTCCAACATCGCCTACAAGGCTGGCGGTTCTTCCGAATACAAGTTCATCCACGTCGAGGCCCTTGACGGCTTTGAGAGCGTGATTGCTGACACCGAGGATTACATCAACGGCCTGAAGTCGGTGGCGGAAATCCAGCGCGATGCCTTCGTGGCGTCCGTGGGCCGTCTGATCGACCAAGGCCGTGACATCGGGATAGAGGTGGATTTCCTGAACCCGCTGGTCGATATGATGGGCAAGCTGTCCCACAACATCCTTGAAAACGCGGCGTAACATCGCACCACGCAGACGGAAGAGAAGGGGGCCATTTTGGCCCCCTTTTGCTTTTACAGCGGCGCGGCACTTAGCTGCGAGAACGGAAAGAAATAGACGCG